AATCGCGGACGATTTGATGCTTGAACTTTTCTTCAAGCGTTTTAGTAATTCACTCAATTTATTTCTCCATAATTATTTTTCATATGTACAAAGTACATTATACACTAAAAACTTCTATTTGTCAAGTGATTTATATTATAATTAACGTCTCACTGGGTTTGCTATTAATTCCTTCAAATTTGATGGTTTTCTAAGATTACCCCAACGAGTTAAATGTATCACAGGATGGCGCGGGAATAATTTAAGGAATTCTTTATTTTTAATATTGAGTAATGATGCAATATCTGTATAGTTTATTGGAACGGACCCATTGCCAAATATTGCCCTTGCTTCTATTAATGCATTAATTCGTTCCAAATTTGGAATCAGATTATTAAGTTCAATTAATTCTGATGCTATTGACTCTGACCACACGTCTCCGATGATATACCCATCATCATCAAGCATATATTCCCTATCTTGCTCCATCATATTATATGCTTGCTGTTTAGTTAGATTAATAATATTAGTCTGGAACACATCAACAAATCCTGAGAATGAATCGGACTGTTGATGACTGAAATCGGCAATTGTAGTTACGTCTATTTTTGGCATTAGTTTATTCCTCTAGTAATAATCTATTTATGCAAAAAATGATTCAAGAGAAGATTTCTCTTCCCAATCCCAAGATATAGGAAGTAGAATTCCCTCAAGAGGTTTCAGGAATGATTTCTCAAACTGCAACTCATAATCAATCCAACGTTCAATCTCAAACTCTGGTGGTAATCCAGTAGGAAATCCAATAACATGTTTCTTGTAAGGATTAGGATATTTAAGATAAATAAATTTAATCTTGTCACCATTTCCAATAGGTTGAACATGATTCATACCATGTTTCTTCAGCAATTTATTATACAACTGAGCGGCATTAACATGAATAGGTATACCCTTTGTTGCTGTTATATACTTGTCATAATCAGAAATTCCTCTAGGGAACGCAATGTCTGATGCTGATAATGTAACAAACTCGTTCTTATAGTCTGCAACCAACTCTTGGAGTTCTACTTGTGTGCCAGTTAAAACAATATTAAGTGCTTCTTTCAGTTTACCACGAACATGCGCGGGAGTAGAGGATTTGACAATCTCCAACCCCATTACTTTCATTTTAGGTTCGGCATATCTCACACCTTCCATGTCATAAACATTGAGAGCATATCGTTTCTTTGCAGTCCAAATTCCTCTATCAGATATACCCTCACGACCCATTTGCATTTTCTGCTCGTATGCATTCATATAATCTGCAAGGTCTTCATAACTATTATCAATAAATGGTTCAATCTTCTTTTGACATATAGTGTCCAAGAAGTCTACAATTTTTGATTTATCTGTATTCTTATCTGGAAATATTGCAGAAACAATCTTATCCATTCTGAGATATACCGAGTCAGTATCAATTGCAATAACATAATCATAGTTATCTGTCTTGCAAGTTTCATTCATAAATTTATTCAATGCTTTTTCGATCCATCGAATTGCTAACTGGCCGCCCAACGTAATTGCTTCTGCGTTTCGGATATCATAATATCTAAACCACTGATTTCCAATTGCGCCATAAGCAGAGTTCAACTGAATCTTTTTCGCCATCTGAATGTTGTTATACTTCGCAATATCATGGCCCATATCTTCGCCATTCTCTTGCCGTTGCTGTGCATCCAACATCTTGCGTTTATAAATTGTTCTTTCGTTATAGACTTTCTCCATCAAGTCTGGAAGAAACCCACGCTTTTCTTTTGTATAATGCACACCATTCGGTGCCATAGAAAGATTCTCATCTTTGAGATAATCAAGGTCCAACTCTTGAGAAAGACATTTATCGACACCAACAAATTCATCAGAAGTTCTATTAGCAACTGTCTCGGGAGATATATTATAATGCATAATCAAATGCGGATATAAACTGTTCAAGTCAAACGAAACAACCCAATCATGAAATCCAGTAATAGGTTCTTTAACGTATGCGCCCTCAAACTTTTCATTCTTGCTCGTTCTGCTCTTAGGTGGTGCAACGATATTCTTCCCATGAAGATAATCATAGATGATTGCATCCCACATCTTCACAGTGCCCATAACATCTTCGTAATTGATTTTAGCATCATATGCCATAGTCACAGCAAGGTCAATCAATTTCAATTTATCATCAATACGCTTGACTAACTCAACATCTTTAATGTTATAATCAATAAACTTTTGATGATTGTCCTGTGCTAATTGAAGAAGTGTGCCCTCTTCTGCATATGATATCTTTCTTTCGCCCAATTCAACATGAGCAATATGGTCAAGTTTATAACTCTCTTGATTGCTATATGTGAATTTCTGGTATAGTTGAAGATAATCAAGAATCGCAACACCATAGATGGTAAACAATTCTACCTCTTTACCAAATTTACTCTTTGCGTTACGAGTTCTGATATAGTTAAACGGAGAGAATTTCTTACACTCATCGACACCAAACAGGCGGGCATAACGATTCATGATATACGGAATATCAAATCCTTCAATGTTCCACCCAGTGATAATATGTGGAGGGTTTCTTTGCCAATCATCAAGGAACTTGATAAGCATATCACGCTCTGTTGCAAATTCTCTAAACACTACATCATCGCGAGTATTTTCCCATCCATTAAGTGCATAGGTATAATATAGTTTAGTCAGAGAATCATAATAAGTGATTGCATTAATGATTTGGTCAGCACGAGATGGCGTAGGAAATCCATTATGAGTCTCGACTTCGATATCAATATTCCATACGCGGATTCGATTTATATCATAATCCACTTCATTCTTCCACGTCTTGACTGTATACTGAAGACCGAAATCATCTATCCCGTAGACTTTGAATCCCTCAATATCTTCATATTGTTTACAGAAGTCTCTGGTCTCTCGGATGTCACCAGGTTTGATTTTATATACTGGTGTACCATCAAGAGTTTTGAAAGGAGTTTTCTCCTTTGTCTTCTTTCCAGAAACAAACATAGTAGGTTTAAATTCTTCTCTGCGAATAAAATCTTGCGCAGTCTCTGGTCTATCTTGGTCTATCCCTCTGACCAGAACTTTATTTCCTAATGTGTTTACCGACGTGTAAAATTTGCTCAAGAAAAATCTCCATAATTTATTGTTTCAATGTGTACATTATACAGTATATTGCCTACTTTGTCAAGTCTTTTTCACTAAATTCAAATCCATTACCATCACCCACACAACGCTTCTGAATAGGGTGCCACCAACCACCATCAATACAATTACGTTCAGTCATAATATCCTCTGTATGCAATTGACGTTCGGTCTTCTTCTTTTCTGTTGTACTACTTTTGACTTGCCAATTTGGCGTGTCGCTGGGTGATATATCATCAAGTGATATATCAAGTGATTCTCTCCCAGTATCGCCACAGAACGGACAATATGCATCTATGACAATAATCTGAACATCTGTGCTGAATGTTGCATTACATGCGTCACACTCGTAGGTATGAATCTCTTTACTATATAACCACTTCATCGCCATATTCCCCTTTCATTCCTAGTTTTACAGCATGAATAAATCCAAAGTGAAATAATGCATTTCGTTCATCATCAGATAATTCCCAGGTTTTTGCTTCACCCGTAAATTCGTTTGGTTCCATAACAACAACCTTATCATGCATTTTCATTTCATCAATAAGATATTGCATACCCTGTTTCATTATTGCCGCTTGTGCATCTTCTTCGATATCCATTATTATCTTGGCAGACCCATCAGGCATATCAATCACTTCAACATTTTCAATACTATTTTCAATTATCGTATCTAGTTTATTTTCTAAACCAGATAAATCCGCATTATCTATAATATCATCTTTATTTTTCTTTAAATCTTTCAAAATCATTTCATAGACTTCAATCAATTCTTCAACGGTATCGCCCACAATTCTCAGTGGTTGTGTTGTAGTATCAGTCCAACCACTAACAGTCCCGTCTTCTTCATAAAAAGTTTCAACAACCTCAAACCATTCACTATGATTATCTTGATTATCACCCTGCCGCTTAACTATCCTATAATTCCAAGTCATGTTACTTATTCTCCTTTATCATATTTTCATCTTCCATCATTATTCCAATCATACATCAACCGGCGACAACGAAAGAATGTTTCGTCATCTGGTTGTCTGCATGATAAATAAAATATCTCTTCGCCGACTATCGTAGGAAGAGTATCTAATTCAATTTTTGTTTCCTCATCTTTCACCTCTGCTAACATTTGCATCATGGAACATGAAGTTATTAATGAACTAAACGTGAGAAAAAACAAACCAAAGAAGACTGGTCTATTAAACCACCAAGTCTCTTTGATTGATGTTGCTTTGGGTTTTCTTTTTCTACTAGACATAATGGAAATAAGTTTTTAACAGATATTTCGGATTCGACTTCGGGGGAAGTGCTTCGTGAGGAAATCCCCACCAGGCAGGAAATATCAATAGTCTACCTTCTTTTGGATGACACTGAAGAGGTTCAAGATGGTCTGTGAATCTCGTCTCACCGCCCTCATGAACATCATTCATATAAAATAACAGTGCTAGATATCTTTTACTGCTTTTCTCATCATGACAATCCACGTGGGGTTTATAGAAAGATGAATTGTCATCGTACCTATGCATTCTCCATTCTTCTAATCTCAACGGTTCATCAGCAGGAAACGCCAGAGCGGGCACCCCACTCTCTTTGATATCTGTAAAATACTGACTCCGCATATTAACTGCTAATAGATTCATACTGTCAAGAATATCTCTAAACTTTTCCTGCTTGGAACAATTGAGTTCAAGTGCAGACCGATATCCAGAATCCATTTCGCCTTGACCAATTTCACTCATTGTATGATGGTCACCACAGTCTTCGAATAGGTCAATGATATGTTTACACACATCTTCTGGTACAGCATTATTATATACACGAACAAAGTTTTCTAATTCCATATCAATGTACTAATTTCATAACTGGTTTATCGGTCGTTTTTGTTGTCGTTTTTTCTTCAGACTCAGTAACAAATCCTTGAACAAATCTATCCAGATTAACAACTGTACCATCATCCATCTCAGCATAACCATCATACGACTGAATTAGGTCAAATATCAATGCTGATTTTTCGCCCTCAGTTTCTACTTTACCTACCACTTCAATATTGAATGTTATACATGTATCAAAATCACCCCAAACAAAACATAGAGAAACATCATATGGATATGCTTCTACGTCTGCGCCCACTTCTTCAATGAGTGCTTCAACATTACCAAACTCATCTTCGGCACCAAAAGAAATCTTCTTTCTTAGGTTAGGAAATTTTGGTTCCATCTCTTCTGATTCATCAAAAAGGTCGTCTAATCGTTTGTACTCTGAATCATCTTTAAAGTCAATCTTTTCATCATCTTCGTTCTTCGCCATGTACTATCCCTCTAATGTTTGTTGAAATTTATATATAGCAGTTTGAATTTTCATATACTCATGTGCCGCGTCATGCAGTGCATTATGTGCAATGAATCCCTCTACTTTTATTTTTATATCGCCATCAAGCAATGTCTGTACCACAGTCTTAGAATCATGAATATTCCAATAATTCCAAGGTATATCACCATGTGCATGATTTGCAGTCCGTATAAACAGATGATGGAGAATGCTGAAATCGAAATGTGAACCACGAGCATATACCTTAAGAGTCTTCTTATTTGCACCATGCTTGTCAAGGTACGCTTGCATCTTCGGCATTATAGAAGACCAATGGATATCAGTATTTGATGGTTTCAATACTTTCATTGCTTCTGGTCCTTGACGACCCCACCAATCAAGTGTATCTTTATTAATTTCTCGACCTGCTTGTGCTTGTGACTTAACGTCAAGAGTCTCATAAAATCCATCAAAAATCAACTCATTGAATGTATAATCTTCCTCAGTATCAACAACAACCATTCCTACTGACAGAACAACTGCATCAGCAAGAGTGCCAAGTGTCTCTAAATCAATGATGGCAACTTTTTCACCCATGGTCGCTATCTCTCAACAATGCTTCTAATTTGCTCCGCAGTGCTTTATACTTGAACTCATACTTTTCACAAAGTTGACGTTCCTGACGATATTTAATTTCCCAGATTTCGTCTTTCGAAAATTTACGCTTAAACCATGCTTTCATTTTGTTTTCTCCATTATTAATCTTTTGTACATAGTACATTATACACTAAAACATTTCGTTTGTCAAGTGGTTTATCAAAATAAAAAAGGAGCATGTGTTCATAACGCACATACTCCTTTAGGTTTAACTCATAATATAATTATATTTTTATTCATTCAACAACTCTTGCTGAGTAAAAGAATCGCCTTCACGATTGATCGGAATCAATCTAGGTTTCTTTTCTTCAGGAAGTTCTCTGACCAGCATTAGGTATAAAATACCGTCAACAAGGTCTGCTTTATCAACCCGAGTAAATTCAGCGAGACGAAATTCTCGTTTAAATTTGCGGGATGAAATGCCTTTATGTGAATATTCTATTAAGGGTTTCTTAGTAGATTGAGTACCAGAGACAGCAAGGGTGCCGTCTTTTTCTTCTATAGATAAATCAGTCAAAGAAAAACCAGCGACCGCAATTTCAATTACAGTTTTTTCGTCAGTTACTTTGGTGATATTATATGGGGGATACCCCGAGTCGTTTCGTGAATTGAGTCTTTCTAATTCATTAAACATGTTGTCGAATCCGATAAAATTCAACGGGCGTGGAAATAAATCATTCATAGTTGCCTCCTAAGAGCACAGATTAAAAATGCATCCCAATAATATGGCGATGCGAGGGTGTATTAATGCTTTCGCGTCTAATACGTTTTATTTATACGTCAAGTTTTATTACCAGTGAGGTAAATGCCAATGATGTTTAGGATGAGACCAATGATACTGGAACTCATAACTCAAAACAGCAATGATACCTATCGCCAATGGTGCTAACAATATAGTGAGAATAAACCAATAGAAACTTTCCATCTTCTTACTCCTTTCTCTAACTGTTAGACTATATTATACATCAAATAGTTCCATTTGTCAAGTCTTTTCTTTACTACCTTTAGGTTCTACATTATCTAACTTACATCGTGGACTAAAGCGAGATTCTTCACCTCGTTCAATGCCACACATAAACGCAAATACTGATACAGCACCCGCAATGATTATCAGATAACTAATTTCTGCTATTGACATATCCACTACTTCGCCGCTATCCAATATGGAGTTACATTATCACTCACATAGAACGAATGTGATGAATTATCTATATTACGATATCCAAAGGGTCTATCATCAAGTTCATCATCAAATTCATTTACCATGTTTGTGAACTCTTGTGAGTACCAACGTGGGTCATAAAACTCAAATTGATTAAATGCAAAGATACCGTTATCTTGCTTATATCCATATTTCGTATCAAGATATTGTCCGTCTTTGCATCCTGCCGATGCAGTTGTAGCGATTAACGTCACACCTAAGATTGCTAATAGTTTTTTCATTTCACTTCTCCTTTTTATTATAATCTCGTGACATCCTGTCACTTCATTTTATATTAGTATATTCTAATACACTTATATGTATATAACATAATCATTAAAACCAGTCATAGTACACACGTTCATTTTGTGTGTTCTTCATAATATGTAGTTTCCCACAACTCTTTAACACCCGAATCCTCTTTTGCTAGGTCTTTATTACCACCATAATAGCGAATAGCAAGTCCCTCTTCAATTAAGATTT